AGACGAGAACAGCCGGCCGAGATTTTGGGCCGGGGGTACGGAACCCCCCAAGGTAAGCAACGCCCATTCAACTCCCCATCCGCAAAGATTCGACGTAGAATCTAGTCATAACGTATGGTGCGACGTAGAATCTAGTCATAACGTATGGTGCGACGTATGGTGCGACGTATGGTGCGACGTGCGAGCAGACTAATACCCACATTCGCAATGTGGTTGCCAAAGCCCGCTAACCAGCGTATGCTGCCCTAATGGATCACATCCAAGCCCTCATGGCCGCTGAACTGGAAAAGTTAGCCGCCAAAAGTCCCACGCCCACCCTTGCTTTCCGCAAAGGAGATGGAGTTACCCGTAAAGCCATCATAAATGCATTCCAGCATACGTTCGAAATGATTGGGGGAGTATCCCGCTTCGCCCTGTGGGCAGACGCCAATCCGAGTGACTTTTACAAGTTGTACTCCCGTCTAATCCCGCCACAGATCACAAATGATCTAGACACCGGTAATTCCCGCCGACTTATACTAGTGCTTCCGCGCACAAGGCTAGACGGTCCACTTCCGTTGGAAGCAGAAGTAGAAGAAGCCATAATAGAGGTAAATAGTGAATGAGGTCAGGCGCGGCGCTGGCGCTAGTTACTATTGCAGTATGGTTCCTTTCCATGAGGGGTGTCGTAATGGACACCTCCACGGCTACGGCGCTGACGGTGCTGCTAACTCTAATCGGGTTAGGAATTAAAGCGTTATTTGAACACTTCTGCCATTTTACCCGCTACGTGCTCCGTCTACTACTAATACGGCAAAAGATGAAGCAAAGAGATTTGAAAAAGAATGGCTGACCTAGTACACGATTACGTTCCGCGGCCATATTTCCTTCCATTTCACTCACGCGACACGCGCTGGGCCGTGCTGGTATGCCATCGCCGCGCGGGTAAAACAGTGTCAGTACTAAATGACACCATTAATCGTGCCGTGCTCACAGCGAAACCTAGAGCGCGTTATGGGTACATAGCTCCGTTCTACAGCCAAGCGAAGAGCATAGCGTGGGACTATCTTAAGCACTACGCCAAGCCGTTTGCGACTAAAGTACTAGAGGCATCCCTCTCCGTTGAACTATTCAACGAGTCCCGCATCACGCTGTATGGAGCAGATAACCCAGACTCTTTCCGGGGGCTGTACTTTGATGGTGCCGTGGTAGACGAATACGGAAATTGTCGCCCCAGTCTCTGGGGGGAAATCTTACGGCCAGCGTTGGCCGACCGGCAAGGGTGGGGAGTATTCATTGGTACCCCTAACGGTATGAATCACTTCTTTGACATTGACCAATTCGCCATAGCGCATCCGGAGAGTTGGTATCGCCTAATTTTGCCAGTCTCTAGCACATCCATACTCGACAAAGCTGAACAAGCCGAGATGCGGCAGACTATGTCTGACGACGAGTGGGAACAGGAAATGATGTGCTCCTTTACCGCCTCCATTCGCGGCAGCATCTACGGGAAAGATTTACATCGCGCCAATGTGGGGGACTACCCACTAATCGCCAATCTGCCGGCCAGCTATGTCTTTGACCTAGGATACACCGATACGACAGCCGTGTGGCGCTGGCAAGAAGATCCCGCTACCCAACGCATTCGCCTATCCCTCGCACATGAGCAGGACAATAGACCCCTGGCCTATTGGATAGAGTGGTTGCACTCCCAACGAGAAGTTACAGCCATAGACAAGGTATGGCTTCCGCACGACGCACGGGCTAAGTCCCTGCAGACAGGCCGTAGCATCGTAGAGCAATTCCTGTCTAATGGGATACGGCCCGATATAGTTCCGAACCTAGACGTCCTAGATGGTATCCAAGCCGCTAGGATGATGATGAAGAACTACGACATAGACAAGGTGGGCTGCGCCAATGGTCTTCTTGCGTTGCAAGCGTACCATCGCGAATGGGACGAAGACCGTAAGCAGTTTAAGGATAAGCCCGTACACGATTGGTCTAGTAACTTCGCCGATAGTTTTCGGTATTTGAGCCTTGTCGCCAACAAGGGGACGTTACCCAAGGCGAAGGGAGAAGCCAAGAAACTATACAAGAGCCTGTATGATTTCACATTGAACGATTTATGGGAAAAACGTCATGGCAACTAACGACGGTATGAAAGGACCACCGGCCAAGCAGGTAGACAGGTGGACCCATGAGATAGAGGTAGCTGAAAAAGCGCTTAAGAAATTTCACGATCGTGGCGAGAAGAACCTAATGAAGTTCTTGGCCATGTCCAACACAGGACAAGACGACTACGAAGATCAGTCTAGCACCAGCCTCTACAATATCTTCTGGGCAAATACACACATCCTGCAAGCTGCCCTGTACGCGAACCCGCCGAAACCTGTGGTGAAGCGGGAATTTCTGGACATGGATGATGATGTAGCCCGCGTTGCGGGTGAAATTATGCAACGGATGCTCAAGCGGGGTGTACAAACCCCGGAGAGCGATATGCACGCCGCCTTTCTACAGAGTGTGCAGGACTACTTGATTGTGGGACTGGGGCAGATATGGATGCGCTATGAGGTAGAAACTCAGCAAGTAGATGATCCAGAGGCAGGTCCATACGAGCAATTGCTGGATGAGATAGCTTGTACGGACTTTGTCCATTGGAAGGATTTTCTGTGGTCTCCCGCTCGCACGTGGGCGGAGGTACGGTGGGTGGGGCGGATTGTACGACTCACTCAAGCGAAGGGGACTAGGCGGTTTGGCAAGATATTCAGTCAGGTGCAGCTACAGAATCCTGACAAACAGGATAATGAAATAGCTCCTACTGAGGATGCGTGGAAAAAGGGAGTTGTTTACGAGATTTGGGACAAAGAGGAACGAAAAGTAATCTGGTACGCGAAGGGTGTCAACCGACTATTAGACGAAAAAAGCGACCCTCTTAAGCTGAAGGGCTTTTTTCCCTGCCCGAAGCCCCTACTCTCAACGAATACTACGTCTAATCTGATCCCTAGGTCGGATTATATCATGGTTTCTAGCCAGTATGAGGAGTTGAACGAACTTAACACCCGAATCCGTATGTTGGAAAAGGCGTGTAAGGTCGTGGGAGTGTACGATAAGGCGCAAGACGGTATCCAACGGATGTTTAATCAGGCCGTTGAGAATCAATTGATACCAGTAGACAATTGGGCCGCTTTTGCGGAGAAAGGTGGTATCAAGGGAGTCATTGATTGGGTTCCAATTGACATTATTGCGTCTGTGATCATACAACTACAGGAACGTAAGCATGACATCATAAATCAAATTTACGAGCTAACTGGCATCTCTGACATCATGCGTGGTGTGTCTGCACCACGGGAGACCCTTGGGGCGCAGCAGTTGAAGTCGCAATACTCTTCTGTACGGCTACAACTGAAGCAAGGTGCCGTGTCGCAGTTCGTGCAGGAGGCAATGAGGATCAAGGGTGACATTATAGCGTCACACTTTCGTCCGGAAACTATTGCTAAGCAGTCCCTAATTCAGTACACAGACGATGCACGGTATGCAGAACCCGCCATTGAACTGCTGAAGAACTCTTGGTCGTACCAGTACCGTCTGGAAATTGAAGTAGATAGTATGTCTATACCCGACTACAACGCTGAACGGCAAGCACGGGTGGAGTACGTCACAGCTGTGGGCCAGTACATGAGCCAAGTATGGCCGATGGTAGAGGCTAACCCCGCCGTAGCGCCGTTCTTCCTGCGGATGCTGCAATGGGTCAGCATGGGTTTCCGCGCCAGCAGTGGTATTGAGTCTGTACTAGATACGGCCATTAAGAATGTGGAAGTATTCTTGCAGCAGAAAGCACAAGAACCTCCGAAGCCTAGCCCAGAAGAGATGAAGGCTAAGGCTGAGATTGAGGCTATAGGAGCTAAGACTGAAGCTGACATTAAGTCTCAGCAAATGAAGACTCAGAGTGATGTCAGGTCTAAGCAAATGAAGACTCAATCTGATGTTGCGGCTCAGCAGATGAAGACTACTGCCGATATAACTACTCAGCAGTCTAAGGTGCAGGCAGATATGAAAGCCAGTGTTGCCAAAGCGCTGGCCGACATCATGATAGCACAGAAGAAGGCTGAAGCAGCGGAGGAACTAGCAGAAAATAAGGAGGACTAATGGCCCGTAAGCGCTACGTTCAAGTAGGACTTGAACTTGTTGAGACGACACAGAACCCCGGCCCGGCGCTGCCTACGGACGCCGGGGTTCTGTGGGGTGACCGTAGTTACGATGGTTCTCGCACTGTTGACGGTGTTGATATTAGCACTCGCACTAAGCACCGTGAATACATGAAAGCAAGAGGGCTGACCCATCCCAGTGATTTTAAGAATGAATGGGTACAAGCGCGTGCACAACGTGATGATTTCTTCACTACAGGTGGAGATCACAAAGCACGTCGGGAAACAGTAGAGCGTGCACTTCATGAGGTCATAAATGGACGAAATCGTTGAAACATCTGTAGAAACGTCAGAAACTCCGGTAGAAACTACAACTACTGAGTCTGCATCTAGTATTAGGGACGGTCTTGTAGCTGGATTTGATAAATACGACGAAGAGACCAGTAAACCGGAAGAAACAGACAAACTAACGCACGCGCAGCCGGCCCCGCCTGCGGCTGTACCAGCCCCTACAGCGCCCGCTGCGCTTGCGGCCAGCCCCGCCACGCCGCCAGCCGGTACGCCCCCTAGTACTAGTACCCCGGTTAGCGTAACGGCGCTTAAAGCGCCGCCAAGCTGGCGTCCAAACATTCGAGATGAGCATTGGGACAAGATACCCGCGCCCGTGCAAGAGGAAATACATCGCCGAGAACGTGATGTTGCGAACATGGTGCGGCAGGCCAGCGGATTCAAACGCACACATGATGAATTTGGACAGATATATGAGAACTTTAAGGACGTGTTTGCGTATGAGGGTCCTAATATTCATCCCATGCAGACCGTTTCTAACCTGTTGAATGTCGTAAAGTCACTAAGAAGTGGTACGCCGGAGAATAAAGCGGAGATTATGGCCGAATTGATTCAACAATTCGGCATAGATGTGCCACAGCTAGATGCTTCTTTGTCTAAACGGGTTGGACCGAATGGAACCTTTGCGCCAAACATTCAACCGGCTGTCCAAGCGGCTGTGCAGGCTCAAATGGCTCCGTTTAATCAGTTTATTCAGTCATTTGTCAGCCAGCAACAGCAAAAAGAGCAAGAAATCGCTAGTGAAGCTAGTACGGAACTCCAAGCCTTTGCTTCGGACCCAAAAAACGAGTTCTTTAACGACGTTCGTGAAGAAATGGCTGATATTCTTGAACTGGCAACGCGCCGGGGCCAAAAAATTAGCTTGCCAACCGCATACCAACGTGCTATAGTGATGCGTAGTGATCTAGCGGCTATCGTCGCCAACCGTCAACTGAAAAGCAAGGCTGCGGAAGCTACCGCACAGGCACAAGCAGCGAAAGCTAAGGCTGTGTCTATCAGTGGTGGTCCTGCACTTGGCAGTCCGGGTGGACCCAAGACGCTAAGAAATCAACTAGTGGAAGCCTGGGATAGTGCCCAGGAGTAGTATCTCCGCAGACGCCACCCGTAAGGGACCTCTGGCCGGAGGGTAGAAAGTAGACAATATACCCTCAACCTCTGTTGGAGAAATACTATGGCATTCCCAAATGTAAGCGACATCGTAGCCACTACGATTCAGTCGCGCACCCGCCAAATTGCGGACAACGTCACTAAGAACAACGCGCTTCTTACCCGCTTGAATCAGCGGGGCAACATCAAGACGATTAGTGGTGGTAACGTGATCTACCAGGAATTGTCGTTTGCTCAAAACGGCAACGGCGGCTGGTACTCGGGTTATGATCTGCTGCCCGTCGCGGCACAGGACGTGATCAGCGCTGCGGAATACAACATCAAGCAGCTTGCTTGTCCAGTCGTTATTAGCGGCCTGGAAGAACTGCAGAATGCTGGTCGTGAGCAGATGATCGATCTACTTGAAGGACGGATGGGTGTTGCAGAAGCTACGATGGCTAACCTGCTCGCCGCAGGCACGTATGCTGACGGTACTGGTTCTGGCGGCAAGGAGCTGACCGGACTTCTAGCCGCTGTGCCTCTTAGCGCGGTTACTGGCGTCTACGGTGGCATTGACCGGGCTACATGGGCCTTCTGGCGTCCGTATGTTGCGTCTGCTGCGCTGACTTCGGCTAATGTGCAAGGTGCTATGAACACCGCTTGGTCCAGTCTGGTTCGGGGCGCTGACCGACCTGATCTTATCGTCATGGATAGCCAAATGTGGGGCATTTACATCGCCTCCCTTCAAGCGAACCAGCGGTTTACGAATCCAGATAGTGCTAAGCTCGGCTTCCCATCTGTTCAGTACATGGACGCAGACGTGGTGCTGGATGGCGGTATCGGTGGCTTCTGTACTGCTAAGACGGCATTCTTCCTTAATACGAAGTACATCTTCCTGCGCCCGCACAGCGCGCGGAATATGGTGCCGCTGTCACCTAATCGCAGGTACTCCATTAACCAGGACGCAGCCGTGCAGATCTTGGCTTGGGCCGGAAATATGGCTTGCTCCGGTGACCAGTTCCAAGGTCGTCTGACGGATACCGACTAACTCCGTAGGTGCGCTCTTTCCCTGCCCTTCGGGGCAGGGTTTTTGAGGAGAAATAAGTGGCTAATGATCCTAAACAAACTCCAGCACTCGCGCCTAGAGTTGCCACCATGCCTGAACCCAA